GCACGATCACCGTGACCGGGAAGAAGGTCTACGTGCCGACGACCGGGCACTTGGACCAGTCGTTCTCGGTCGAGCACTGGTTCAGCGACGTGTCGCTGTCCGAGGTCTACAGCGGCTGCAAGGTGAACACCATGCAGATCCAGCTGCCTCCCACTGGGATTTCGACGATCGACGTCGGGTTCATGGGCAAGGACATCACGACGGCCGCGTCGCAGTACTTCACGTCGCCGACGGCCGCGCGGACGTCGGGCGTGGTGGCGGCGGTCAACGGCGCGGTGATGGTCAACGGCACGAAGGTCGCGAACATCACTGGCCTGAGCCTGCAGATCGACGGCGGGATGACCGCGGCTCCGGTCGTGGGCTCGAACACGTACCCGGGCGTCTTCCCGGGCCGCGTGCAGGTGTCCGGGCAGTTCACGGCGTTCTTCGAAGACGCCACGTTCCGCGACCTGTTCATCAACGAGACCGAGGTCGCCATCGCCGCGGCGTTCACGACCGCGAGCAGCGCCGCGTCGGACTTCATCGCGTTCTCGCTGCCGCGCATCAAGGCCGGCGGCGCGGCCAAGGACGACGGCGAGAAGGGCATCGTGCAGACGATCCCGTTCGTTGCGCTCTACAACTCGGCGGGCGGGTCCGGCACCTCGTCGGAGCAGTCCGTGATTGTCATTCAGGACTCGCTCGCCTGAGCGTCCTGCAACCCGCCACGGCCCGGTCGGTGTCGCCTCCTCGCAGGGGCGCGCCGGCCGGTGTCCGTGGGTCATCTCTCCTGCGAGGTCTCATGTTCAAGATCGGATCCATCGCCGACGCAGAGTCGGCCGAGTACGAGCTCAAGCACCCCGTCACCGGCGCCGCGCTCGGAGTCGTCTTCACGCTCGCCGGTCCGGGCCACGAGCGGCGTGTCGCGCTGCAGGCTGCGCGCACGGAGCGCGCACAGGACGTCTTCCGGCGCACCGGCCAGATCGAGATGCTCTCGGTCCAGGAGCAGGAAGCGCAGCGAATCGAGACCGTCGCGGCGGCCGTGCTCGGATGGCGCGGCGCGGACCGCGACTATTCGTACGACAGCGCGCGCGAGTGGTTCAACGACCCGACGCAGCGCTGGGTCGTGCGCCAACTGGCCGACGCGGTGGCCGACCAGGCCCGTTTTATCAAGGACTCCGCGAACGGCTGATCGCGTACGCGGAGTCGCAGTTTCGGCTCGGTCGCCGCCACTCGGACGGCAGGACCGAGCGCGAGCATCTCGTGGCCGCGCAGCGCCAGGTGCGCCGCGCGATCCCCGAGCTGCACCCTGATCCATTGCCGCCGAGTCTGGCGGCGCTGTGGGGTTCGTTCCTGGAGCTGAACGGCACGCGCGTGGCGTCCGGCTCCGGGGCCGGGCCGGTCACCTTCGGCGAGATCGCCGAATGGCAGAGGCTGCGCGGCGCCTCATTGACGCCGTGGGAAGTCGAGACGATCCGCGCGGTCGACTCGGCAGTGCTGGCGGTGGTGTCGGAGCAGAAGGCGAGGGCATAGGTGGCGACGACAGTCGGACAACTCACGATCGAGATGGCGGCCAATGTCGCGCGGCTTCGCACCGACATGGAGGAGGCCAAGCGCGTCGTCGGTGGTGCGATGGAGGGTGTGCAGGGCGCCGTCGACATCGCCAAGAATGCGCTGATCGGTATGGCTGGTGCCTTCACAGCCGATGCGATCATCTCCCAGGTCACGTCGCTGATCGGCGGTCTTGCCGAGCTCGACGACGCCGCCGAATCCGCTGGGTCTTCCGTCGAGACGATGTCGGCGCTGCTCGGCGTCGGCGTGCAGTCCGGCAAGAATCTGAACGAGGTCGTCGGGATCGTCACCGCGCTGAACCGCGCGATGGTGAGCGCCGAGGCGGACACGTCGAAGGCTGCGATCGCGTTCAAGGCGCTCGGGCTGAATCTGACCGGGTTCAGCGATTCCGGGCTCGCGCTGCAGGCGTTCGCGCAGAAGCTCGGCGAGTTCGAGGACGGCGCCAACAAGTCGCAGATCGCGATCATGGCGCTCGGGCGGTCCGGTGCTGCTGCAGTTCCGTTCCTGAAGGACCTTGCCGACGCCGGCGCCATCACCGGGAAGATCACGGGCGAGCAGGCGGCCGAGGCCGAGAAGCTCGAGAAGGCGTTCGCCGCGCTGCGCTACGAGGCGACCGTATCGAAGCAGCAGCTGCTGTCGGAGTACATCCCGGCATGGGCCGCGACAGCGAAGGAATTCCGCGAGGCGCGCGACGCGGGGTTCGGTTTGCTCGACGCCCTGACGCTCGTGTCCGGGCAGAACAAGCGCGACCAGATCGAGGCGCAGTCCAAGGTCGTTGCAGACCTGCGAGACAAGCTCAACGAGGGCGCCGGTGCGCTGCGCCGCTTCTTCGACCCCGGCGTCGAAGAGCGCATGCAGGCGCAGCTCAACCTCGAAGAGCGGCGCCTGAACAAGCTGGTCGAGCAGGCGAACGCCGAGGAACAACGGCGCTCCGCGGTGAAGAAGTCGGATGACCAGCTCAAGGAGCTGCTCGAGAAGATCCGCCAGGAGGAAGAGCAGCAGCGCAAGGCCACCGAGGCGCGCAAGGCGGCCGAGGAAGCCGCCCGCAAGCTGAACGACGCGTACTTCCAGGTGCTCGGCGTCCAGAAGGACTACACCGAGAAGGTGCGCGAGTACGAGACGCTGCTCAAGACCGGGAAGATCACGCAGGACGAGTACACCTCCGCGATCAAGCGGCTGGGCGAGTCGCAGCCGGTGGTCAAGCAGTACACCGAGGACCAGGCCAAGGCATCGAAGGCGCTCGAGGAGGCCCAGAAGAAGGAACACGACACGCTCAAGGAGCTGGCGAAGCTCTACGAGGAGGCCCAGAAGCCTATCAAGGACCTGAACACCGAGGCCGACAACGCCCTGAAGAAGGCGCAGGACGAGTACGCGCAGATCGGACTGACGAAGACCGAGCTGGGAGACCTGACCGCGAAGCGTTGGGACGAGAAGGCCGCGCTTGTCCAGCAGCAGATCGAAGAGGCGAACACCACAGGCGCGCTCTGGACCGAGTACAAGGCGCTGGTCGACATCAAGACCAAGTACGAGGAGACCGCACGTCTCATCCGGGAAGGCTCGCGACTGACCGCGATCCAAGACGAGGCGAAGAAGGCCGCCGACGCCTACAAGGAGACCTCATCGACCATCGAGAAGTCCCTCACCGACGCCCTGCTGCGCGGCTTCGAGGGCGGCAAGGGGTTCGCGCAGAACCTCGTGCAGTCGATGAAGAACCTGTTCAACACGCTGATCCTGCGCCCGGTGATCCAGGCCGTAGTGCAGCCGGTCGCCGGCGCGATCACCGGCATGTTCGGGCTCACGGGAACGGCGAACGCGGCCGGCAGCGGATTGAACCTGCTGTCGGGTGCATCGAACCTGTCGAGCCTGTTCGGGCCGAGCGGTGCGATCGGCGGCATGGGCACGACGCTGGCGACCTCGAGCATCGGCCAGACGCTCGGGCTGTCGACCGTCTGGACCGGCGCCGACGGCGCGGCCGTGGCGGCGCTCTCGGGCACCGGATCGGCGCTGTCGGCGCTGGGCACCGCGCTGCCGTACCTTGGCGTTGGCCTGGCGCTCGCGTCTGCGTTCGGCCTGTTCGACTCCAAGGGTGGCCCGAAGTCCGGCGGATCGTACGACTCGTGCGGGTCGATCGGGCGCCTGTTCACCCCGAGCGACGCCGACCAGTCCGCGAGCACGATCGGCGCCGGCATCCTCGACTCGATCAAGACCACCGTCGGCGACCTGGGTGGCACAGCTGCTGACCTGCAGCTCGCGTTCGGCTTCGACAAGGACCCGCAGGGCACGGCCGGATCGCGGCTGGCGTCTCTGCTGCGCACGAAGAGCGGCAACGTGCTGGTGGACGATCGCACCGGCGTGAACGTGGGTCGCGACGACTCGACGTTCACCGCGGGCGTGGCGAGCGAGAGCGCGCGCCTGGTGCTGGCCGGCATCAAGGCGTCGACGCTGCCCGACGAAATCCGCGCGATCTTCGATCGGCTGGACGTGTCGACGGTGACGAGCGATCAGCTCGCCAACGCGATCAAGGACGCGAAGGCGCTGGTGCCGAAATCGGACGCGCAGACGGCGCTCGACGCGGCGCTGAACGACCCCGGCACGCAGGCGGCGGTGTCGACGGAGGTGTCGCGGTTGATCGACCTCCAGACGGACGCCTACAACGAGCTGAAGGCCCAAGGGCAGGACCGGCGCGACATCGGCACGTCCGCCTCGCAGGCCGCCGCGACGCTCGCCGCGATCCTGCGCGAGCTCAAGGACGAGATCAACGCGGTCCGCCAGTCCGTCGTTGATCTCGCCAGCGCACCCGCGGTCACGCGCGCATGATCGTCGTCGCGGCTATCACCGTCTGCACGGACGCCGCGGGCACGCTCGCGACGTACTACTACTGCGACGGCGTCGGGTGGGCGACCGGGCCGTCGGACACGCCCGCGCACACGTACATCGAGCCGCGCTTGCGTCGCGGCGGCGGGTACTCGCGCAGCATCTTCTCTGGCTCTGCGGTGTTCGGGGCGATGCAGGTCAGCGCCGGAACGCTCTCGCTTGCCAACAGCGACGGCGCACTCGACGCCTGGCGCGGGTACGGGTTCGACAGCCGGCCGATTTCGATCTACGTGGGCGAGGAGGGCGCGGCCTTCCCGTCGGCGTTCACGCTGGTCTGCAAGACGTCTATGCGCTCGGCGCGCGTCGGCATGGAGTCCGTCGAGATCGCGTTGCGCGACCCGATGCTCGGCCTGGACAAGCCGGTCCTGCGCAATCGGTTCGCCGGCACCGGCGGTGTCGAGGGCCCGGCGACGCTCGCCGATCAGCCGCGCCCGCGCTCGCTCGGTTCGACCTGGTTCACGCCGGTGGTGCCGGTGGACGTGTCGAACAACATCTTCTTCGTCTGCGACGACGCGTCCTACGCGACCGGCCTGGCGGCGTACGACGGCGGTGTGGGGATCACGCTCGGGGCGAACTATCCAGACGTCGCGACGCTGCTCAGTACCGCGCCGGCGGCCGGACAGGCGCGCTTCTACGTCGGCGGGCCTACGTACGTGCGCACGCAGGCGGCGCCGACCGCCAAGATCAGCGTCGACCGTCTTCCAGCGATCGGCAATGGCGTCGTCATGTCGACGCTCGCAGCCGAGGCCGGGCTCACCACGCACGCGTCGTACCTGACGGGACCGGTCATGGGGTCGTACGTGGCCGACGGTGGCACGACGTACCTCGAGGTGTTCACGCGCGAGTCGCTGCAGGACCCGCGCTGGTTCGGGATCGACCGCGACGGGAAGTTCGTCATCAAGGCGATCTCTGACCCGACCGGGGGGTCTCCTGTGGCGACGATCCGGCAGCACGACATGCGCTCGATCTCGCGCGACGTGCCGGCCGGCGCCGAGGTGCCAGTGTGGCGCGTGCTCGCGCGCGGCGAGCGGAACTGGTCCTTCGGGGAGCAGCTGCAGGCGGCCGCCGGTCAACTTCCGCGCGTCGAGTTCATCTCGGCGACCCATTCGTCGGATTCGGCGGTACTTACCAAGCACCCGTTCGCCGGCGAGATCGCCATCGAGATCGGTAACGACCCGAGCGGCACGGCGGCAGCGCACCTGGCGCTGCACAAGGTGGACCGCGACGTGTTCGTTGTCGACCTGTGGCACCTGGCCGAGTGGTCGGCGATCGACCTGGGCGACGTGGTGACGGTGCAGCACGCGCGCATGGGCCTGTCGGCGGGCCGGAAGCTCATGGTCGCCGGCATCGGACTGGACTTCCGTTCGCGCTCGATCGCGCTGACGCTGTGGGGGTGACGGGGTGAGCAATCTCGGACTCGGGTGGCCGGACCGCGTGAGCGCGGCGACGGTATCCGGCGGGTCGTGGCAGGCGTCGCTGCCGGTGACGAACGTCGCCGACCGGCGCATCACGCGCGTGGCGCGCACGACGAGCGCCGCGGCGGCCAATACGGTGATCGACATCGACTGCGGGTCGACGAAGTGCATGCGCGGGTTCGGGTTGTTCAATCACAACCTGCAGTCTGGCGCGACCTGGCGGATCAAGGCGTCGCTGTCGGCGATCGGCGCGACCGACGTGCTCGATACCGGCGCGATCAACGTCGTGCAGATGAGCATGTACGCGGACCTCCTGTCGTGGTCGGACAGCGGATGGTGGGAGGGGATCGGCGACGGCTGGCTGCGCAACATGAACCCGGTGATCTACATGCACACCGGGCAACTGAGCGCGCGGTACGTGCGCATCGAGATCAGCGACGCGACGAACCCTGACGGCTACGTGCAGGTCGGCCGCGCGATCGTCGCGCCGATGCTCGTGCCGACCTGGAACGACGACTACGGCCGCTCGCGAGGGTTCATCGACTTCAATTCGTTCGACGTCGGCGAGGCCGGCGCCGAGTTCGCGCGCTTGGGCCGCAAGCTCAAGACCGAGAGCGTGTCGCTGTCCTGGCTCACCGAGCAGGAGGCGCGCTTTCTGCGCGGGATCTCGCGCCAGCGCGGCACCGACGACGACGTGCTGTACGTGTCCGACGTCAGCGACGCGGCG